CTCAAGCACTACCGCCACCATGCCGACATTGCCGACAAGTCACCGATCCGCGACAGCCTCACGAACTGGATGCCAAAGGCTTCAGGAGGCACAGGGCCGGGGATAGAACTGCTCAACGCCATTCGGGTGCGCGATGACTGCGAACGTGCTGCAATGGGGCTTGTGGACATCCTGCGCGCTGTTGTGGTGGATGACATGAGCTTGAGCCAGTGGGCGATGCACAGACATGGCGCACGCGAGCATTGCAAGATGAAGGGACAGAAGCGGGTTTGCGTAATGGCCCCGACAGACAAGGCATTGAAAGAGGCGCGCATAGAAATTCGGATTGTGGCGGGGCGCGTTAAGGGCGAATTGGATGCTTGACGAATCTTGGGTAACGTGTTACGGGATCACTAACTAGTGGAACTGCGCCCACCCCGGAAGGGGTAATCATATACATGGCAAAGCAACACACAAACTCTATTGATTCGGCTGACAGGCCGGCGCTTCAGATTGAGATTACACCTGCGATGATTGAGGCGGGGGTTGAAGCGCTTGGACAATTGGCGCGACATGATCTGGAGGCAAACCCTTACTCGCTCGAATTGCTTGTTCGGGAAGTTTTGGGATCTTCCCTTGCTGCTTCCAGTGCTAGCAACGCCGCCGACGCCGCATAAGCCGGTGGGTGAAAAGATGCCCAAATCTAGCCGACAAAGGCTGAAATAATGGAAACTGCAATTGCGATCACAGCGGCTATCAGCGCAACGGTCGCAATCGTGTTGGCTTGTTGGGCTAAGTTGTTGGCCTTTTCAGCCGCATCTGCTTGGGTAGCTGCGGATGCAGCTGCGGCTTCCGCAGCATCAGCCGCTCGTCTTGCGAGTGCCGCTTGTTCCGCTTGGGAAGCCTCCATCCTTTCGTCAATTATCGACCGCCGCTTACGCTCTTCGGATTCAAGCCACTCGGCAGCCCATTGACCCGAAAGGTTCGCGGGCTTTGTTTTGCGCTCACTCGGGCGCGACCCGTCTCACCAGACAAGCCTCCTGCACTCCCCATGTGGCAGTTCTCGCGTAGAGACGGGGTTAATTCACACACCAATAAAGGCTGGCGACCCCGTAAGGGACCCAGACAAGGTGAAGCATGCCAGCAGGCAGACCAAGCAAATACAAGCCTGAATACTGCGACCGCGTGATTAAGCTCGGCAAGGAAGGCGCATCCAAGGCTGAGATCGCGCTTGATCTTGATATTGTTTATAACACGCTTGAGGCTTGGCAGGAGTTGCACCCAGAATTTTTGAAAGCCGTAAAGGATGCCGAACAACTTTCGCGCGGCTGGTGGGAAAAACAGGGCCGCATTGCCACATTCGGCGGGCACGATGGATTCAACGCGACCAGCTTTATCTTTAACATGAAAAACCGCTTCAAGGATGATTGGCGGGACAAGGTGGAGCAGCAACACAGCGGGCATATCAAGACTGAACGGGTGGAGCGGGTGATTGTCGATCCTGCAAATCCCGACAGCTAGGGTATTCGTTCCACTTCTTGCACCTGCACGCGACAAGGTAGCTAGAGGCGGGCGAGGATCGGGCAAGTCTCACTTCTTTGGCGGCTTGATGATTGAGGACAGCCTAGCCGAGCCAGGCGAGAATGGTGGCGCTGGTCTTTTATCCGCCTGCCTTCGTGAAGTCCAAAAGGATCTGGCACAGTCGGCCAAGCGCCTGCTTGAAAACAAACTGATTGAGCATCGGCTTGGCGAGCCGGATGGCTTCAGGGTTTATGAAGACTGCATTCAAACACCGGGTGATGGTTTGATCATCTTCAAGGGGATGAACAACTACACGGCGGACAGCATCAAGTCGCTTGAGGGTTACAAGCGGGCATGGTGGGAAGAAGCACACACCGCCACCATGAAAAGCATCAACCTGCTGCGTCCAACCATGCGTGCGCCGGGTTCGCAAATGTGGTGGAGTTATAACCGCAATACCAAGTCCGATGCGGTTGACATCATGTTTTCCGGTGATGAGTTGCCAACCGGGGCTGTGGTTGTGGACGCAAACTGGCGCGACAATCCGTGGTTCACACCAGAACTTGAGCAGGAGCGTCTCGACTGCATGAGAATGCAGCCGGAGCAATATGACCACATCTGGGAGGGCGGTTATATCAGTGTTGCCGATGGGGCATACTTCGCCCGCGATCTAGCCCAAGCCAAGGAGCAGCGCCGCATCACAACGCTGTCCATAGACCCGCTGATTGAGATCAAGGCATTCTGGGACATAGGTGTAAGAGACGCGACAAGTATCTGGATCGTCCAATTCATCGGGCAACAAATTCATGTGCTGGATTATTACGAGGCGGTCGGCCAGCCGTTAGGAACGCATCTCGAATGGTTGCGGTCAAACGGCTACGGGAAGGCCCTTTGCGTCCTGCCTCATGACGGCGCGCGGGCTGACGCATTCACGGCGGTCCGTTTCGAGGACCATATTAGGGCAGCAGGGTTTCAGACCAAAACGGTGGAGAACCAAGGCAAGGGCGCGGCGATGAAGCGCATCGAGGCAGCGCGGCGCATATTCCCAAGGGTTTGGTTCAATGAGACCAAGACACAGGGCGGACGGGATGCCTTGGGCTGGTATCACGAAAAGAAAGATGAACACCGCAATATTGGCCTTGGTCCCGAACACGATTGGGCATCCCACGGCGCGGACGCATTCGGGCTTATGGCTATCAGCCATCAGGTGCAGATCGAGAACGACCCGTTCAACAAACCACTGAAATACAAGGGCAGCAGAATATGAAATATGAAGTTCACGTTGCGGGACCGGGTGGCATTGATGTTGTGACGGTTGAAGCTGACAGCGGCGATGAGGCCGCGTCAAAGGCAATCCGTCCAGGCACGTTCGTTCGCGGCGTTCATCCTGCGCCCGTTGATGCGGTTGTGACGAAAGCCAAGCCACGCAATGGCTAAGATGGAGCCTGACGCGCTTCGTGCGCTCATAAAGGCTCGCAAGGATGCCGCCGTCAACAAGCTTGACAGCGAGTATTCCAAGAACCGGCGTGAATCGCTTGCCTTTTACCGAGGCGATAATCACGCCGCTTATGGCGTTGACGAACCCGGCATGTCGCAGGTCATCAGCCGCGATACGATGGAAGCGGTTGAAAGCATGCTTCCCGGCTTGCTCAAGCCCTTTGTGTCGGGTGATGAGGTGGTTCGCTTTGAACCCGTCCAGCCGGAGGATGAAGAACCCGCCAAGCAGGCGAGTGAATACATCAACTTCCTGTTCTCGCGCCGCAATGACGGATACGGGATTATCAACACGTCGATGAAGGATGCGTTGTTGTTTCGCATCGGCGTCGGTAAGGTTGTTTACGAGACCGAGGAAAAGCTGGCCCGCGAGAATTACGTCGGGCTGAGTGAGCAGGAATTTGAAGCCATCCAGTCGGACGAAGCGGTTGAGGTTATCGCCGCCGCGCCGGGCATGGAAGGCATTGACGTTGAGGTGCGCCGCAAGCGCGAGAAGGGTCGCGTTGCGGTCTACTGCGTCCCGCCTGACGAATTTCTCTTTGAGCGTCATCTGGCGTCGATGGAATCCGGTTCGTTCTTCGGGCAGGAAAGCCGCCGCTCGATTACTGACCTGATTGCAATGGGGCTTGACGAAAAGAAGTGTCGCCAGCTGACGGACGGTTACAACACCGAACGGACACAGCGTTTTGAGGGTGAGAACCCGACCAATCTGGCGACGGATTCCGACCTGTCAAAGATGGTGCAAGTCGCTGAATGTTACATCAAGTGCGATTACGAGGGCACAGGGGCGCTTGAATGGCGCAAGGTGTTCCTTGGTGGTGGCGCTGACGAGATACTGCTTGACGAGCCTGTAGATAACCATCCTTATGTGTGTTGGACTCCTATCCCGATCCCGCACAAGCTGGTCGGCATGTCCATCCATGACCTGACCCGCGAATTGCAGTTGGTCAAGACGGCGGCACTTCGTGAGGCGCTGAACAACCTATACCTGTCCAACCGCCCGATGCGCGAGATTGTGGAGGGGCAGGTCAACATTGACGATGTGCTGACGCCGCGTGTTGGCGGGGCAATCAGGGTCAAGGCCCCCGGCATGACGCGCGAGATTGTAACGCCATTCACGGCGGGCGCGTCGTTTCAGATGATCGAATACATCGACCAGGTGCGCGAGCAACGCACAGGATCGACCCGCTACAACCAAGGGCTTGACGCGGACAGCCTGAACAAGACGGCAACCGGAATCAGCAATATCATGGCGGCGGCAGGCCAACGCATGGAGATGATTGCCCGCCAGTATGCCGAACAGTTTCTCAAGCCCTTGTTCCTCAAGATGCTGGAACTGGTTTGCAAGAATCCTGACCAGAAGGAAGTCATCCGCCTGCGCAATGAGTGGGTTGAGATGGACCCGCGCGAATGGTCAACCGAATATGACATGACCGTAACGGTCGGGCTTGGCACTGGCAGCCGTGAAAAGATGGTCAGCGAATTGCAGATGCTTTTGGGTATCGACGCGCAAATCCTGCAACTTCAGGGTGGGCCGGTTGGGCCGCTGCTTGGTTATCCAGAGATTTACGGCAAGCTGAAGCGTCTGGTTGAGGCAATGGGCCTGAAGGGCATTGATAACTACTATCGGGAACCGGAAGACCAAGACCAGCCTGAACAACCACAACAGCCGCCACAGGAAGACCCGAACGCAAAGGTCAATGCGGACTATCAGGCCAAGATCGAGGCGGCGCGGATTAACGCAATGGCTGACATCGAGATTGCCAAGATCAATCGGGACAAGGATCTGATTATTGCTGGCATTGCCAACATGTCAGAACTGGACGGCCCCGGCATGGACAACACACAGCAGCACGAGATGGCCGAACAGCCGTCATATGAGGCGATGGAGCCAATGATGGAAGGCGAGCCGGTTGGATACTGAGCAACGCGCCATTCGTGCGCAGCAGCTTATTGAGGACCCTTTGCTTTGCGAGGTCCTGGAACAGATTGAAAAGGCCGCGATTGATGCGTGGCAGGCGACGAAAACGGACAATGTGGCGCAGCGCGAGTTCAGTTGGCTAACCGTCAAGGTGGTCAACCGCATTCGCGACGCATTGCAGGGCGTTGTGGACAATCAGTTGATTGAAGCAAGCATAGCGGCCCGCGCGCCAAGATAGGATT